GTCGAAACAAATGCAAGAAGCATTCTTGGAGTTTACGTCAGTTAATAGTGATCAACCTTTAGCTTTTGATGCAGATCATGAAGCCATGGATCTCAAAACGAGTACATTAAACGGCGCTTATGCCGATTTTATGTATCATTTGGCTCTTAAATGTGGTTACAATGAATATGATGCCACTTGTGTACGTCGTATTATTAAGATGGCTTCGTCCTATTATTTGATAATGGGAGGGGAAGTTTTCTATGTGCATGAAGCAGGTTTAAATTCCGGACGTTGGGATACCATTATTGCTAATTCAATTACGAATAAACTCATTATTTACTATGCTATGGCTGGATCTCATCGTGAAAATTTTCGTGATTTGGTGCGTGTGCAGAATTGTGGTGATGACAATAAAACTAATTTTTCACCGTATTGTTTAGTTACTCCTAAGGAGGTTGTAGCTAGAGCCAAGGACTTAGGACATGTTATCACGGCGGGTGATAAGTCTACTAATATTCCGTTGGTTCTACCCATCAAATTGACGTTTCTGAAACGTACCGTTAAATTTGATAAGGGGTTATGTTGGGCCCCAATAGAGAAGGAAGTTATCTGGCGAATGGCTTGTTATTCTATTAAAACCACCATCCCTCAGCGGGAACGCGATCTTATGACCGCGCGTTCTATGCTGCGTGAAATGTTTTTACACAGTGAACACGAATTTGATGAATTGTTAGCAATTCTCAAGGTAGAGTTTCCTAATGAAAAATTTTTCACGTATAACGACTTGTTGATTGAATACAAATTGGATTTATTCACAAGTTGGAATACAAGTTCCCTCATACCCCTAGAGTCTAAGTCTGACCAAGCTTTAGAGATCGTGGATGTGAGTGGAGAAGTCATTAACCAATCTGGTCAAACCTCCAAATGGTCTAGAACAGCCATTTCGAGTTATAAACGTTCTACTGAAAATAATAATACAGATTATATCCAAGCATCCGTGTCGATGCAACAGGGTGTCAACGCAAGTGACCCTGTATCGGAAACCGTCGTACCCGAAGACGTAGTAAACATGGGAGGTCTATCTATAGAGAAACAGCTATATACTGCTGGACAGATGGATTTGCGTGA